ATACCATCAACTTGGACTAAAATACCTGGACCAGTAAGCTTTTATGGTTCTGTTATTATGTATAATGGATATTGGGGTGGAACTGCTATGATGCCTGAAATAAGAATTAAAACGTAAGAATTATGGAAATGATAGAAAAGAAAACAATTATCTATGACGAAAATGGTTATAAAGAAACAATTGTTAATATGGTACCAAAAATTGAAATAGATATAGATTTTGAAATACAAGAAAAAGAACAACAATTACTTTCTATGTATGAAGAATTAGAAAGATTGAAAGCCTTAAAAGGAGAATAAGATGTGGTGTAGAATAGTTAATGAAAAAGGAAATTACAGACATAATTCTTATGGGTATTTGTTTGATCTTAAATGTGTAAAAGAAGTTTATGATATAAATGATGACAACCCACATTGGAGAGAATTTAAAGACAAAGAAGAAGCTTTAAATTTATACAATTTGAGTTTTATAGAAAAGGAGGTTCAAATTGCCTGTTAAAGAATGTCAAGATAATGGAAAACCAGGTTTAAAATGGGGTGATAGTGGTAAGTGTTATACCTATACTCCAAATAATGAGGGTAGTAGAAACAAAGCAAGAAAGAACGCCATAATACAAGGAATTGCTATTGGTGAATACCAAGCACCAAAGAAATAAAAAACACTCTTAAATCTAAAATATTTAAGTAAAAATCACTATGGCAGTTACAGCACAAGTTAATGTTAAAATTGATTCAGCACAGGCAAGTAAAACAGTAGGTCAATTAAATCAAGATGTATCAAATGCTGCAAAATCAGCAAATTCATTAAGGGCTGAATTAAGACAGACAATTCAAGAATTACAAAACCTTCAACCAGGAACTGCTCGTTTTCAAGAACTATCATTAAGAGCAGGTGAATTAAGAGATCAAATCGCCGATACAAACGCTGTCGTAGGTCAATTAGCAGGTAATGTCGCAGAACGACTTACTCGTGGTATTACAGGTGTTGTATCTGTTGGTGTTGCTGGTTTTCAAACCATAGCGGCATCAGCAGCATTATTCGGTGTTGAGAGTGAAGAACTAACACAAACATTAGTTAAGTTGAATGCTCTAATGAACCTATCCCAAGCAATAGAAACATTTGCTGGTTTAGATCAAAAGATAGTTGAGATTAGATCAGCATTTCAATCTTTAACTACTTCAACTGTAGCTCAAACAGTAGCAACAGAAGGTCAAGCTGTTGCGAATGTTGCAGCAACCACCACAACAACAGCATTAGGTGTGGCTATGAAAGCATTACCTATCATAGCGATCGTTGCTGGTCTTGGGACTTTAGTGTATGGATTATACCAATATGCTACGGCTAATAGTGAAGCAACACAAAAAGAAAAAGAAGCAGCGAAACAAAGGGAAATATTAGAAAAAAGAACAAAAGAATTAGAAAAAGCACAAGACGAAGATAGAAAACAAGTGGCTGCATCAAGTGTTGAATACTTCAATTTAATCCAAAGATTAAAAGAAACTAATGCAGGGTCAAAAGAACGAGATAAACTAATAAAACAGATAAATACTGAATACGGGACGACATTACAAAATCTTAAAGATGAAACCGCATTTCAATCACAATTAAATCTATCAGTTAAAGAATATATTGCTTTACAGGTTCTTAAAGTGAAACAAGAATCTAACAAGAAAAACGAAGAAAAGGCAATAAATAACTTGGTGAAGGCACAACAGAACTTAAATAAGTTCCAAAAAGAATATGCTGGTATGACTGAAAAGGAGATCAGCGATTATGATATTAGAAATTATGGTGTTTCAGTTTATAGAGATACGTTAATTAAACTTAATGGGGAACTTGATAATGCGCAAAAAAGGGCTCAAAATTATGCGATCACTAATGGAAAACTACAAGAAGAAATTGATAAATTACAAGTAGATTTTCCAGATTTAACAAACAAAACAAAAGATAATACTAATTCAACCAAAGACGCAACTGATGCTACAGACAAATATGCGGAAGCATTAGCGCGTATTAATTCTATTTTAACTCGTAATGAAGCTGCAAGTTTAAGAGCTTCTGAATTATTACAATTACAAAATATTGCAGTTCAACAAGAAGAAGGTATTGCAATTGTGGATGAATTGGGTAATGTTACAGTTGAAATGACCCAAAAATCAGTTGAAGCTGCAAAGAAAAGACTTGAGGTTGATAAGAACTATTACAATGAAATCAAACAATTAGTTGATCAAGCAACTAAAAATGAAATTGATGCAATCGAAGATAAATTCGTTCAAGGTAAATTAAATGAACAAGAATTTATTACAGAAAGAGAAAAAATATTACAAAAAGGAATTACAAAATTAACTCAACAAGAAGTTTATTTTGCAACTCTTTTACAAAAACAAAGACAAGCTGATCTTGAAGATATTGATGCATTTTATAAATCAAGAGATGAAATTGCAATAACTCAAACTGAAATATTAAATAATGAGATTGAAAGAATTACACTTGAATCTCAAAAACAATTGGATATCAAATCTATTGAGCAATCTATTTTAAGTGAGGAAGAAAAAAATGAACAAATACTTCAAATCAAAAGAAAGTATTTAGACATAGAAACCCAAAACATTTTAGATAATGCAAAACTTCAAGTTAGGTTATTAGAACAACAACGAGATGAACAATTAAGAACTTTTGAAGGTAGTACTGAAGAAAGAGTTCAAATTGAAACTGACTACAATAATAAGATTGTTAAAATTAATCAGGATGCTCAAGGTCAAATTCAAGGGCTAATTGAAGAAACTAGTGATGTTCAACAAAGTCAACTTGACAAACTACAAGAAAATTTGGATACGATTGATGACTATTTGGCTGCAGTCCAATCATTATTTTCTGATTTTGAATCTGCTTTAACAAATCTTACAGAACAAAATGCTCAAAGAAGAACAAAAGTAATCCAAGATTCTCTTGATGCTCAAACACAAATTTTGGACTCACAATTACAATCAAGATTGATTACACAAGAAGAATATGATAATAAGGTTCTTCAACTTCAACAAGAACAAGAACAACAAGAAAAAGCGTTGGCTAAAAAATCATTTCAAACAAATAAAGCGTTAAATCTTGTTGGAGCAACAATAGATGGAGCAAGAGCGGTGATTTCAACATTTGCCAATACTCCTGGTGAATTGATTATTAAAAGTATTGCAGCAGCATTAGCAGGAGTATTTGCAGCAACTCAAATCGGTATTATTGCTCGTTCCAAATTTACGGCAGCAGATGGTGGTATTGTTCCTGGTATGGGATCAGGTGAAATTGATTCTGTATCTGCAACTCTTGCACCCGGTGAAGCTGTAATCAATTCTAAAAGTACTAGTCAATTCTTACCGGTACTTGATGCAATCAATCAAGCCAATGGAGGAAGATCTTTAATGCCAAATTTACCAGCAACAAATCAAAACCAAAGATTTGAGGTTGTGTTCCCCGATAATAAACAACAACAACCTGTTAGAGCTTATGTTGTAGAATCTGATATTTCAGATGCACAAAGAAGAGTTAACAGAATAGAAAACTCCACGAGATTTTAATTATGATTAAGTTACATTTTGAAGAAGAATTACCAGTTCTATATTTAGACTTCAACGAAGAATTGGAAGATGAGGGCATGGAAAGATTGTCCTTTGTAGATAAACCTGCAACTGAAATAAGTTGGAAGAAATTTGGTAAAGAAGAATTCCAAGAAAGTTATAGAGATTATCCAAACAGTGCTAGTGATAATGCTTGTAGAGCATTGAAGTATAGAGATAATAATCCAGATAATGATTGTGGAACAAGAATAGGTTGGACAAGAGCAAGACAATTATGTGCTAATCGTCCGATCAGTATTGAAACGATTTCAAGAATGGCTTCATTTAAAAGACATCAACAACACAGAGATGTTCCTTATGACGAAGGTTGTGGAGGATTGATGTATGATGCATGGGGTGGAGAACAAGGTGTTGAATGGGCAATTAGAAAGATGCAACAAATCAATAATCAGTTAAGAATGATTGGATTTGAAAAACACCTATTTCAAGAAACAAACGATGAGAAGAGAATGGTTACAGCACCTGTAATGTTGGCTGAAACTAACATCTTAAGATACTCCCCTGATTTAGGTAAGTATTATGTGAAGTTCAGTAAAGACACCATTATGAAGATGATGAAAAAGTATTTCAAAGAAAACAAGATACATAACATCAACACAGACCATGACGAAAACGCAGTCAAAAATGATGTTTACATGATTGAAAGTTATATTGTGGATGAAAGAAACAAAAGTAATCTGTTCCCTGATTTACCTGAAGGTAGTTGGGTTGCAACTTACTTGGTTGAAAACGATGAGGTATGGGAAAAAATTAAATCAGGTGAATATAATGGATTTTCACTTGAGGGATACTTTATTGAAAAATATGAAGATGATATGGTTGATAATATGTTATTAGAAATAGAATCAACATTGAGAGATTATACAGATGAAACTCTTATTGAAGAGAAGATTAAACGCATTTTGGGAATGAAATAACCAAAGTATTAAACAAAAAATAAACAAATATATCTAACACAAAAAGTTATGAATAAAAAAACATCAATTTTAGCAAAAATTCGTGAGTTATTCGCTCAAGAAATGTTCGCTGCTGATTATACAACGACAGATGGCAAAATCGTTCGTTGTCTTGGTGATGCTTTAAGAGTAGGTGAAAAAGTTAAAGAAGTTGTATCTGGTCAAGAGGTCGATATTATGGATGGAACTTATCGTCTAAATGATGGCAAAATCTTGGAAGTTGCAGCAGGTGAAATTAAAAGCATTGAAAATGTTGAAGAAGGTAATGTATCTGATACAGGTTATATCCAAGAAATGGCAAAACAAATTCCAATTAAAGACGAAGAACAAACTATCGTTGAAAAAATGGAGGATGAATACAAAAATGTAATTGAAGGAAAACTTGTAGATGGAACTGAAGTAAAAGTTATGTCTAAAGGTGACGCATTGTCAGTAGGTGACATGGTTATGGTTAAAGACGCTGAAGGTACTTTTGTAAAAGCACCTGAAGGAAAACATGAATTAGAAGGTGGTTTAGTTATCGAAGTTGACGCTGAAGGATTTATCAATGAACTTGAAACTAAGGAAACTGAAGAAATGGGTAAGGATAAAGAGATGGGCAAAGACGAAATGAGAAATATGTTTGAAGCACTTGAACAACTTACATCAGTAGTAAAAAGTTTGAAAGAGAAGTTTGAAAGTGTTGAAAAAACAAATTCAAATTTAACTGAAAGATTCGAAAAGTTCGCAGCTGAACCTTCAACAAAATCAATTCAAGAACCAAAAAAGAATTACTCAAGAACTGCTTCTAAAGCAGATAAAGCCAAATATTTTGGCACCCTATAAAATAAAAATAAACAAATAAAAACAATTAAATTATGTCTTTGAATGTAGCGGGTCTAACGGCTTATGTTGATGAAACAAGAATGGCCCTTATCAAAAAAATGATTTTAGGTGGTAGAAGTACACAGTTTTTAACTATCCAACCAGATATTAAATCTACGGCATCAATCAACTTGTTGTCTTCAACTTTGATAGCACAAGCTGGTGGTTGCGGTTTCTCTAACTCTGGTACTACCAACCTAACACAAAACGATTTGGCAGTATGTCCAATTAAAGTAAACGAGAGTATCTGCCTTGATACTTTGGAAGCGTATTACACGCAAACCCTAATGCAACCAGGTTCTTATAACACACAAATTCCTTTCGAGCAATTGTATGTTGAAGAAAAAACTGAACAAATTTCTGCATTAATTGATGACCTTATCTGGAAAGGTAATGTTGCAACAGGTTCAGGAAACTTAAATTTATGTAATGGTTTCATCGCTTTAGCAGCAAGTGCACCTTATTCAGGTTCTGTAGTAAATGGTAATACATCTTCTGCAACTGCAATTACTGCATCAAACATCATCGCTCTTGTTGATAACGCTGTGAATGTTATTCCAGCAAACATCATCGATATGGATGACTTGTACTTATACTGTGGTTATGACTTCTATAGAACATACTCAACAGCATTAAGAAACGCGAACTTATTCGCTTACACAGGTGCAGAAAATCAAGGAGAGCAATTCTCTCAAATGGTTCCTGGAACTAATGTAAGATTGATTGCTGTTCGTGGTTTGAACGGAACTAACAAGTTCTACATTTCTTCTAAGTCTAACTTGTACTTCGGTACTGACTTGTTAAATGACTACGAGAACTTTGAGTTATGGTATTCATTAGATAACCAAGAAGTGAGAATGGCTGCAAAATGGAAAGTTGGCGTACAAGCCGCTTTCTGGGATTATGTAGTTCAATTTAAGTTGTAATCTAACTAAAAAACATTGGGGGTGAAAGTCCCCCTTTTTAAAAATAAACAAAAAAATTAAAAAAATATATTATGGCTTTTACTTGTAACTTGACAGATGGATATGTATTAGGTTGTTCATCAATAGGTGGAGTTGAGAAAGTATGGATCGGTGAATGGGAAAATGTTGTTGGGTATACTCAATCAGCATGTGGAACAATTACTGGTTTGACTTCTGGTTTTACAGTATACGAATTTGAACAAGATATCGAACACGCAGGTTTAACACAAGCTGGAAATTACGATAGAAACAACGGAACGGTATTCTACGAATCAACATTATCAATTAAAATGATTGGTCTTGATTGTGATGTAAGAGAAAGACTTGTTGAATTGGGTCGTTCTCCACTTATTGCAGTGATTAAATCAAATGCTGGTGACTACTACTTATGTGGTGTTGAAACTTCTGGTCGTGCTTCTGCTGGTGATGCTTCATTGGGTGTTGCTCTTGGTGATATGAATGGTGTAAACTTATCTATCTCTTGGAAATCTGCTAATGGTGTGTTCTTAATGTCTGATTCATTATTTGGAACAAAAATCACTGTCCTTTAATTCTGACCTTTTAGGTCCCTTTGAAAACCCCCCTCCTGAGATAAGGGGGGTTTTC